ATCCATAGTATATTCTATAGGATTATTTTCGAATCCTATTTTTAAGTCAGATCTACCATATTGTTCAATTAAAGTTGGTAATACATACCTTTCATATCCCTGAACTTTAATTTTTTCACCCCCTATATCTAACACATATGATTTAAAACTAGCCTCTAACTCCCGTCTACATTTTTCCGAACACGTTTTTCTGAATTCCCTATGTGTCAATCTAGAGAGACATGTCTTCTTACATATTTCACATTTTGGAATTTCAACTATGTCATTTAAAAACATATCAACTTTTTGTCTCCTTGGGATTGTATTATCATATAATTGATCAATTTTTTCCGACAAAATATAATTGTTTTGTATTATTTGAGATATCATTCCACATTTTTTTTGACCTTCCAATTGCTCAGTAGTAAGTGAAACTTTAAACTTTAATAAATCATTTTCAATGAATTTTTCTTCAAGTTTTTTTATTTTTCCATTCTTGTTATAACCTTTAGACCAACCATGAAAAGGTTTAAATCCATTTTGGTCTGATGGTACTGATTCTAAATTATGAAACTTTAAATAACTTAATTCATCAAAAGAAAGACCATACAAACCATGAATTTTTGCCCAATCCAAAATATCTTTTGTTATTTGAGGATGATATGTTATCATATAATGATATTTTTTTTTCTTTCCCGATTTATCATTTGAATAAAAATTTTTCATACTCCTTTTTACAAATAAATATAGAGGTGGAAGAAATTTTATTTAATTTTAATCAAAATATCTTCAGTTGTCAAATTTTCAGCTTCAACCCATTCCGCTTTTACCAACTTGTTTTGAATTTTATATGTTAAGTTTTCATCTTTCTTACCATTTTTTATTGTAAGATATAGGTGCCCTCGTGTTACAGTATTCTCACCAATAGAAGAATTGATGGTTATAAAATCTCTTTCTTTCTTTTCGAACTTCTTGACATTTGATACTGGATTGTAAGTACCGTTTGAATTCAAAACCATATCACCAACAGTAATCTCTGAAATTTTTTTATAACCAAGATTTGTTTTAACTTTTGTATCTGGAACAAAACACTGATCAACATACCGGGCAGTTTCATTAAACACCTTCAACATAGGGATAATACCATTTGAAGATCCATTGGTTCCTTTAATATAAGCACCTTTAGCTCTTATTTTGTGAATATTTACACCTATACCTCCAGCATTTTGAGATATCACCGCACAATCTGATAATGTCTTGTAAATTCCAGGAATTGAATCATCATCAATATCTAACAAGAAACAAGAACTCAATTGTGGTCGTTTGGTTCCAGAATTAAATAACGTAGGTGTTGCATGGGTAAATAACCCTTGTGATAACATATCATAGGTTTTTTGTACCATTTCCAAATTATCAAGCCAAATACCTACAGCAACCCTCATGTATAAATGTTGGGGGGTTTCTGCAACCTCACCAAACATTTTAAGTAGATAACTTTTTTCTAAGGTTTTGAAACCAAAGTAATCAAAATTAAAATCACGATCATGGACAACCATCGCATCCAATTCTTTTCCGTGTTGAACAATTACTTTGTACACTTCATCTGAAATCATACCCGCTTTCTCACCTGTTTTAGGATTGATGTAATGATATAACTTATCTGCTGTAGCAGTGAACCTTTTATCAACTCTTTTATACAACGACGTAATCGCAATACGTGCCGCCAAGGTAGAATAATCAGGATGATTAGTTACTAGTGATGCTGATGTTTCCGCAGCCAATCGATCTAGTTCCTCCGTTGTCACTCCGTCATATAAACCAGCAATTACTTTTTTTGATACTTCAAAGTAATCAACATAATCTTCATTCAAACCATATGTTTGCTTTTTGATTCTTGATGAAATTTTTTCAAATTTCACATATTCTCTTGTTCCGTCTCTTTTTACAACTTCCATTACTTTTTATTTTTAAAAATCTTCTTCAAAATTTATTTCTTTGGTTTCAATTACATCCCCCACCCCTCGTTTAGAATAATCAGATACTCGTTTTTCAAAAAAGTTTGTTTTGTTTTCTAATGCAATATTTTGCATAAAATCAAATGGGTTTTCTGAATTATAAACTTTACCAATACCCAAATCAACTAACAGTCTATCAGTAACATACTCCAAGTACTGACACATTAGTTTAGAGTTCATTCCGATTAAATCTACTGGAAGTGATTCGGTAATAAACTCTTTTTCAATCGTAAGTGCTGAGGTTAGAATTTCTAAAACTCTCTCTTTTGATAGTTGGTCTTGGATGTGATGACGATACAAATGAACCGCAAAATTGGTATGTAGTCCCTCATCCCGAGATATTAATTCATTGGAAAAACTCAACCCAGGCATTAATCCACGTCTTTTAAGCCAAAAGATTGAACAAAATGAACCAGAAAAGAATATACCCTCTACTGCCGCAAAGGCAATTAACCTTTCCGTAAAGGAGGACGATCCAATCCATTTAAGTGCCCAGTCCGCTTTCTTCTTAACGGCAGGAATAGTTTCTATTGCATTGAACAATATATTTTGTTCTTCTTTATCTTTGATATAGGTGTCAATCAACAGAGAATAAGTTTCTGAGTGAACGTTTTCCATCATGATTTGAAACCCGTAAAAAAACTTTGCTTCAGTATACTGAACTTCTTTTACGAAGTTTTCAGCAAGGTTTTCATTTACGATTCCGTCCGAGGCCGCAAAAAACGCCAATACATTCTTGACAAAATATTTTTCACCCTCATTTAATTTTTCCCAATCAGTTAGGTCTTGTTGTAGATCAATTTCTTCAGCTGTCCAAAAACAAGATTGAGCTTGTTTGTAGAGTTTCCACAAATCTTCATGTTGGATTGGGAATAGGACAAAACGATTCGGATTTTCTTGTAAAATCTTTTCCATAGTTATTAAATTTAAATTAGTTGTTTGTTTTTTCTGACAATCTTTGTTGTCTTTGTTCCATAAGTTCTTTAATTCTGTCTCTTTTTCTTTCTTCTTTGTTCTCTTCGAATCCTAAGAAAGTCACAGAATTTTCTGTATCAATAACGAGCATTTCATTATCAAATTTACAATTTTCAAATACCACTCCATCCTTACCTATTCTAGACTTCGTAACGGCCATTGTCGCAAGACCCGCTTCTTTTTGTTGTAAGGTCTTAGCAACTGTAATAATTACGTGACCAACTTGTGCTTTCTTAATAGATCCACCCATTTGATCGGTAGTTACGATCTCAGAGGATATACTACTCCTATTTCCTTGGGTTGCAGTCCAACCTGCAACACCAATTTCATGACACATCGCCTCATATCCCCTCATCACAGAACCTTCACTTTTCCATTCATCTCCCAAGTTTTTATCAGGTACGACACAATCAATATAATCCAAAACAATCATATCAATTGGATTACCGTCCGCTATCATTTTTCTTACCATACTTTTGATTTGAGTCATAGTATATGTATCTGATGCTAGTTTTTTAAGGTATAAATTATTTTGAGAAGTGTTTTGGATTTCTTCAGCTTTAGCAATTACATCTTCTTTATGATTTGGTAAGTCATCGGGAGAGATTCCAGTCCAAAGTGTGAAGTGTTTTCTTTGGATTACTTTCAAGTTGTCCTCAAAAAATATTTGAAGTACGTTGAATCCTAAGTTGAACGCTGTGTTTGCGATCTTAGTAAGAATGGTCGATTTACCAACCCCTGTCGGAGCGAGTATTACACCTATTTCTCCCTTTGCTAGTCCACCTTTTAATAGGTTGTCGATACCAGGTATACCCATAGGAATTGGGTGTCTGAAATCTTCTTTAAGAAGGTCCTCGAGATCATCGAAAACATCTACAATGTTTTTGTTGTTTTCTCCAATCTGAAGAGCTGATTTAATCAATTCCTCTAACTTGTCGTAGTTTTCGAACTCCCCACTATCCAATATCTTTTGCGATTTGGTAATGGCTTTCTGTAATTCTTGTTGTTTACAGAACTTCAGGGCTTTTTCTTGTACAAAGGCAAGACCATCGATGGGGGCTTTTTGAATTTTTGATATTGTATCATTCAATATCTTCAACATCAGTTCTTGTGGAAATTCACTTTTAACAATTTGATAAAGTGTTTCAAAGGAAGGTGAGCATTCATACTTGATGTAATACTCTTTTATCAGTTGAACAAGTGTTTTGAAATACTTGTTTTCGAAGTGTGTTGATTCTAACACGTCGAGGATAGTGTGTGAGAAATCCTTCTCAACAATAAGTTGATTGATAAGTTGTAATTGGAAAGTTTCTCCTAAATATTCAAAGTTTCTCGACATAATTTTTTCTTTTGTGTATTGATAAATACAATCAAACTAGACTATAGTCAAGGTAATTTGTCTCAAAATCTTTCGCTGCAAAAATGTCAGTAAGGTCCTTAAGTACACTTTTTACTTGCTGACGTATGTCTACGGTGTATCTTATTTTAGGTGGAAAAATTTTTGCATCTAGTGATCTATGACAAATTGTCATATTTTCTTTCATTATTTTGAAGTGAAAAATTTCAGGTCCATCGGTCATAGAGGTCTCCAATATTGTAGGATCCTCCATAATCTCATCCACGAGATCCATCATATAAACTGTGGTCCTCATTTTCTGTTCCATAAGAAATTCTTCGACAAAATATTTCAAGTATTCATAAACATCGAGTGATCTCTCAGCCACGGGATTGTAATTTTTCACATTGAAATATCTTTGAATAACAATATTGTTATTCAATGTGATAAGGAATTCTAACTTAGTTAAATCTTGTTCTTTCATAATTTATTGAATTTATTAAAATATAAGGGTTTTTTTGGGTTTTTCAAATTTTTTTAACTTTTTTCTTCTCTGTTGAATTTTCTTTTTTCTTTTCTTGTTAACTTCATAAACGGACGAAGGAACTCAACAAACCCTTCATCTGTTTTAGGGAGATACTTAAAAAACCCATCTTGTGTCATCATTCGAATAACATTTTTGTAACTTCTTCCTTCAGGGTCTATATTATCTTGAATGTTTTCTAGAACCAACTCTTTTGCGTTTTCAGTTATCATAGGGTTGTGTAAATCCATAATCATTCTTCTTTTATTGAAAAACTCTAGTCCCTCTTCCGAATTCTTACATCTACCACTCATCAGATTTTCTAACCCCTTCAATTTTTTAGTTTGATATATTTCTTTTGTTTTACTTAGAATATGTTCAAGTGTTGTTGGATGTTCCAATACCTCTGGAAAAAATTTAACCAAAGTTTTTTCACCGAAGTTTAATATTCCAAAAACATTATCAGATTTGTCACCTAATAAAATTTTAGCAAGTAGTAAGTTAACGTGAGGAACTTCTATTTCATCAAGTTTTATTTTATCACCTTCGTAAAAATATTTTTTGTGAAGTGGAGAATAAACACTAATTCGTGAATTTAAAAGTTGAAGTAAATCTTTATCTGAAGAAAAAATGGTAATTGTTTCTTTTTCTGCGTGTAGACAATAGTAGGAAATTAAATCATCACCCTCATTGTAAGGAACTTTAAGTTGTCTTATAAAAAACTCCTCTAGATAATTTTGGACTTTGTTTTTTTGAATATTGAATGATTCTCTTTGGAACTCATTCAGTCTTTCTCTACGATTTAACTTATAGTAAGGGTATATTTCTCGTCGCCTACTTGAGTTATGTTCGTCATCCCAAACCACAAATACCTTGTCGTAATCGTGTTCGTCCAATTGTTTACGAATGGCGTCGATGAAATGGTATAATCCACCGATGTGTGTTCCGTCAACAAAGAAGTCTCTGACACCAAAGAATCCGAGATTGAATAAATTATCTCCATCAATTAATAATGTTTTCACTATTGTTCATTATCTATCTCAGTTTCTTCCTTCAATGTAAAATCACCTTCCAATCCGAGAATTTCTTTCCAATAATCGGCGTATTCTTTTTTGTATTTTTCAACAGAAGTTTTTTCTTCGGTACTATCTTTACCCGAAATAAACCCGTGAGGTGTTACAATAATTTTACCATCCTCATAGCCCAAACCATTAATGTGGTTTTTCAATACTGAAATTTTGGTACGAGATGCAAATTTGACAGTTCTCTTGTCCTTGGTTGCCGTAATTTTAGTTGTACCAGCACCCTTTTGATTCCCAAACAACAATACGATCGATGAGTTTAACCAAATAGATTCACCACCTTTACTCTTGATTTTGGGTTGTCCAAATGGATTATCAGGAAGCTCAACCCAAGGTTGGGCAACAATTACCAGTGAGTTTTGGAATTTTGATTCAGATTTTCTTGTTCCAGAAATTCTTTGATTGATACCCATACCAATCTTATCAGATA